ATTACTATCAGCGCAGGTTCGGCTGTACACGGAACCAATATCGTCGTATCGTTAACGACGTTAAATACAACGAGGCACTTGACGGCCCACAGTCAGAATACGAAGAAAGAAAGAAAAACATAGGTGATACAAATGAGTGAAAATGAAATGAAATTGAAGAATGAAGTAGAGAAAGGAGCGGAACTCCTTGGGATGGCATCTGAAGATGCTTGGGCCAAGGTGGATGAGATATGTTCACAGAACAATCTCACCAAGGATTCCGATACTCTGATTGTGCTGTCTCTTTGGAGACAGTATTTCAGCAGTGCAAGACAAGCCAGCAAGAGCAGCACCAATTCAGGTGGCTCTCTATTCAAGAAGGCTTTCGGGTTTTTCATATCCCTTGATGAAGCAAGGGACATGATGGCAATGCAGCGTGACAGAGTAAAGAAGGAATACATGGTTTCTGCTGATACGACTTACAACAACGGTAAAGTCGCTATAGTGGAGAAGAACATAGCAAACGGCAAGTTCAACGTCAGGAGAATGCATGACGGTGAAGAGCGTTCTATGGAATCGCCTAAACTGCATGATGCAGCGATAGATGTAGGTGATGGTGTTCACATCATCCCACTAGATGCTATGAAGGCATATGGAATGAACCCGAACAAGAACTACGGCAGACCACTTCCTGTAGAGGAATACAGGAGAAGCGGTATATTCATCGGTGAAGTGGAAGACAATGGATTCGGTATCTACTTCTTCAACTACAAGGGTGAGGCAAGCAGGGGCTTTGAACCTAAGACTTTCGACTTGGTTCACTTCACATGCATACCGAACAGCAATGACAAGATGAAGATACATGGAGCAACAGACACTACTCTTGCCTCCCTAGTATACAATGAGTCGTTGCCTGATGACTCTGAGGATAAGAGAGATGCAAGTGCCATATCTATGGATTCAATGATGATGCAGTTCTGCGAGGACAACTACTCCCCGCTATTGGACCTAGACAGATATCATGGCCTTGCCGCCATGAAGAACTACAATGAGAGATTCGTTGTAACTGACGGCTCTGTATCAAGCATGAACATGAACCCTACGAAGAACGGCAACAGAATCATATCGATAACTGACCTTAACTCAGATTTCGATTATGATGGTGATGGCTTCGCTGGCACTACATGCTGGATACCACCGCACATTGAACTTGACTTCGGTATTGGCTCTAACGTCATTGTAGTCGGCAGGACATCCCAATCGAGGGATGAGAATGGAAATCTGAATTCTGCTACTATCAATGTAAGTGGTCTTTACGCTATGGAGAAGAGAGGAACAGCAGAGCCTGTTGCAATCTCAGTCGAGGATAACACGGACTGGTTCTGATGTTTGAGGTGACTCAAGACTTCATACACGGTGCTTCCTTCGCTCTACATTTCAAGAACATAGATTTCGTGACATGGCGAAGGAACACCGAAACTGGTGAGTATTGGATTAAGTTGCATACTCAATCAGGCAAGGAGATACGAATTCATTCTTCATTGGAAGAACTGAATAAATTGCTGGACAGACACAGCAGGGCAAATGGAAACACAATACCAATAGAATATATGAGGAATAAATATGAGTTGGACGAATAGTAACGATGAGAAGAAAGAAGAAACAGTGAGCAGGATATCCTTTGAGGACAGGAAAGCCAAGATTCTTGAGCAGATGAAACTCAGGAAAGAGAGGGATAGGTCATATCTATTATGTTCTATCACAGGTAATCCTAAAGTCGGTAAGACCGGCACTGCGCTTGATTGCAGAACACCTGAAGAGATAGAGAAGGGTATGAAGATATTCGTCTTGGATTTCGACAATGGTGCAGAACCCACATGGGATGCTGGATGGGATAGAACTGATGATATCGTTATCTTCAACCCCCTTGAAATGTCAACTGATGGGTCTATTGATTGGAATGAGAGTTTCAACAATGCACATGCGTTCATCGAGATGGTGAAGGAAGAGACTAACGCCGATAAGAACACCAAGGCGTTTATCCTAGATGGCGTTGACAAAGCATACGAAGGGTCCAGTGACGCTTTGAGAGAGCATTTGGCTAAGAATCAATCTAAGTCAGGCTCTATCATAAAAGACACAGACTCAGTAACTGTGACTCCATTGGATTGGAAGATAAGGAATAGGATATACAACAGATTGCTTGATGCTTTCTTGTCGGTCAATGCAGACAGATTCCTGATTACACACATGAAACCTGTGTATGAGGGAATCGCTGTCCCTGTTCCTGTAGGCGAAGTACCTGATTGGCACAAGTCAACCCCGGCTAGATTCAATCAGATGATTCACATCAAGAGAATGAAGTCGGGTTCTGTCACTAACTACGTTGCAGAACTAGAGGCAAGCAAGACGAACCCCGACCTTGTTGGAAAGGAATGGATTGTATTCTCCACGAATGGGGAGAACAAGTGGTTCGGTATAGATGAATTAAGGAATGGTAAACTATGAAGTTCACTGTGGATAGTAAGATACTAATTAACAATCTAAATGATATCCTAATGCGAGGCGACTATCCCAATGGAGCATCTGTAGCGAGAAGGAATCTCTCGCCATCAGCATATATTGTTGTTGAGCCAAACGGTGTTAAACTGTATAATGCAGACCTTAGCACCGTTTGCTCTTCATTCATATTACTGGATACTGTAGAAGACATAGGCGAATGTGCCATCGATGTTGAGACATTTCTGAAATATCTCAAGACGTTCAGTGGTGATGTAATAGTCACCATAGGTGATTATGTTAACTTGAAAACAGCAAGTAAAACAGCATCATTCGGTATCGCTGTAGGTCATAGGCACTATGCTATGATTGAGAGACTTAGGAACACTGTGATACCCACAGAGGGTATGCCTACCTTCGGTAAGAACAACACTGCCTTTGAAACACATGTGATTGTAAACTCCGATGTGATGGTTGATGCAGCGAAGGGCTGTGATGTGCTGAGAACAGCGCGATACAAGTTCGACTATAACGGCGAGGACTTCACTCTATCAAGCAGCAAGAGCGGAACTGTGCAGAACTACTCCACAATCATCAACACCCTAGTAGTGACAGGTGAGCAATCAACAGTGGAGATTACAGGAGCATTCAGTGCGATACTGGATGGTGTGACTAGCATATATCTAAAGGATGATTTTCCTGTATTGGTTCGCTCAGGGAACAGGATGCTTCTGAAAGCACCATACTTGGAACGGTAATAATATGATAATTTCACCAACGAATGACGGTATCTGCATTAGATGGCGGGAAGGAGAGGGAGATAGGCCCCAAAGAAAACAGGAGGTTCTATCTCACGATGATTTCCAACCATACTTCTATGTCAAGAAGGAAGACGCCACTAAGCAGAGTGCATTGGTATCTAACAAATGGAGCAAGAAGACATCTCCCTTTGATTTCACATACGAGCATGATTGCGCAATAAACCTAGACGGTGATTCGTTATCCAAGGTCCATTACACCCCTAGTCATCCAAAACACATGAGAGATGTCAAGAATGCCTTCATACAGACTTACGAGGCTGATGTACCCTATCATCACAGGTATGCGGTTGACAAGATACAGTCTATCCCTGAATATAGACTAAGAAAGTATTATTGGGATATGGAATGGCAACAAGGCGGCGAGCATAGTGGTGCTATTACCTGTATTATAGCATATGATAACTATAATGATGTATTTCATCAATATGCATGGTTTCCTGAAGATAATCATTATGAATCTAAAGATATATTAATCTTCAATAACGAGAATGAAATGTTATTATCGTTCTTAGCGCGAATAGTGTTAGATGACCCTGATATGCTTATATCATGGTTCGGAAATCAGTTCGATTTACCAAAACTATTAGAAAGATGCGTAAAAAACGGCATTGATGCGAGAATTATCTCTCCAATGTTGGAAATAACGGGCTTTTATGACTCAAAAGAAGGCTACACCTTCAGAAAAGAGTCGTTTTCTCCGATAGAACAGCCAATCAAGGGAAGAATAACGCTGAATTTAGACCTAGCATTCGAGAGACAGTGGAATGATTCGCAAAGAGGCACACTACCCTCGATGTCATTGGACTATATCTCCACAGAAGTATTGAATGAGAAGAAACTGGTCAGCGAGAAGTTCCCTGAGAAGTCAGAGTTCTTCTCAAGAGGATGGTTGGAGGATACCGACACTTATCTCAAGTATGCTAAACTGGATGTTGACCTAATTAGGAGAATCGATGAGGAAAACTTCACTAGCGAGGCGATTATATCGCTTCAGCGTCTACTGAAGGCTCCATTCGACGCATGTTTCTATGCTAGTCATATGGGTGGAATATACTTCATGAGAAATGCTTCATGGAAAGCCCCTACAGGTAGAAAGGAAGACAGAGTGGACTATGATGGTGCTATGGTATACAATCCACTGGAAGCGGGGACGAATGGACTGCATCTAGGTGTGGCAGCATTTGACTTCGCCGGACTATACCCTTCTATGATGATAGCGAGAAACATATCTTGGGAGACTAAATCAGATATACCCACTGAGTTCGCAGTAAATATCTTCACCCCGAAGGATTTCTCTGATACAGAGGATACCAAGATGCTTTACTACAGCACAGACGCACTAGGACTACTACCTAGGGCAGTATTGGAATTGAAGGAACTGAGGAATCAATACAAGAAGAACATGAAGAAGGCAGGGGATAAATCAGAGTATGCTAAGTGGAACAACAACCAACTGGCAGTGAAGAGACTGATGGCTTCTTTCTATGGCATCATTGCATACCAAGGATTCGGTTGGGCTGATGTTGACCTAGCAGCAAGTATTACTGCTAGTGCTAGAGAGGCTATTCGTGAAGCAGCATTCAAAGTGAGGCAGTTATCATGAGAGAGATAGTATTCAAAGAGTGCTATGTCTGTCATGAGAGTAGCAATTACTCTATTGGTTGTGACACTAAAAGCGGATTCGTCTGTAATTTCTGTGTGCAGAACTGGCTCAACAACTACATCTTCATGATGAGTCCGTTGAAGTGGGCTAGACAATTCAGGGAGGAAGAGGAATGAAAGTGGTGTACGGACATACGGATTCGATATACTGTCAAGTGGATAGTGTCGAGGAAGCACAGTCTGTTCTCTCTACATTGAACGAGCATGTTCGCTCTAAGTTCCCTAATGCATTGGGGCTTGATGAGCATCCCGTCACCTTGGAGTTTGAGAAGTATTTCAGAACCCTAGGTGTGGGTGCTACAAAGAACAGGAATGCTGGTTTAATCACATGGAAGGATGGTGAGTTCCTAGAGGAAGAGGAATTCGTCATGACGGGATTCACAGCAAAGAGAATATCAGAAACACCCTTGGACAAGGAAGTGCAGATTACTGTATTGAATATGTGGGTCGGTGAGAAGTCACAGGAAGAGATAGTCTCGTATCTGAATGATACATACGAGAATGTGAAATCAGGTAAGGTAGAAATACAAAGGTTGCTCAAGAGGTCTAGATATAGACCTGAGAGATTCCATGTTATCTGTCGAAACTGCGACACTACATCGAGTCTGATGTTTCTAACCAAGGCAGTGTGCTGTGAGAATACTCAATTCAGAACTGTCAGCAAATCAGGCAAGGGCTGGAAATCGGCTGGTAAGTCTCCTGTGATTGGCTCAGGTATAATTGGGACTCTTCTGTATAATAAACTGAATAGAGAACCAATAGATGACTCATATCTTTATCTGAAAGTGAAGAACAACCCCCATACCATAGTTCACCCCATTAAGCAGATAGTGGTGAAACCTGACTATTACTCCGCATTGAAGATTGAGGACTTCAGTAATTTTACTCCTGATTGGGGGCATTATGCTGAGTCTATCATCAAGAAGGCCAGTCCTGTGTTTAGGGCTATGGCTTGGGAAGAAGCACAGATAAGGAAAGACAGTAACCAAAAGACATTGGATGAGTGGTTTTAATGAGAGAATACACATACGCATGGAATCCTATTGATTATGATGATGAGAGCAAGCCGACGTTGAAGATAACAAAGTCTTCCTTCGGCTCCTTCCAATGGTGTCCACAGAAGTATTTCTTCCAATACCCATTGAGAATGCCCATAGACCAATCACCAGCAATGGCTAAGGGTAGTATAATACACAATTCTCAGGAGGACTTCTTCAATGCTTTCGACATAAAGAAAGCAGAGGATATGTCTCCGTCTGAGGTTAAGTCATACTGCATGAGTCTATTCCCGGTTGATGACCATGTGGACATGTATGACACTATGGCTACTACAGCCACACAGCGTTTCCTTGAGGCGAAGGACGAGGGAAGATTGAGTGAGTATCTTCCACCGGGCAATGAGGTAATGCTTGATGCAGAGATAGTGATACAGCCTGATTGGAATCCAAAGGCAGAGTTATCTAGACCATATAGAGTTCACATACAGGGAATCATTGACCGTATATTCGAGGAAGATGGCTTCTATATCCCTATGGAGTTGAAGACCGGTCCTTGGAAGGATTACAAGAGAACCATGATGAGGAAGGAGATGGCTTTCTATAAACTGCTATTCGACAATTCATCACCTGATGTTCTCAGAGAGAACGGGCTTAATCCTGAGTATGAGATGAAGTATTGGGGCTGGTATTATCCCGCCTCGAACTACACCTATGTCGAGGAATGCAAGAAATCAAGTCACACCGCTGTACTTAGAGGACTAGTTGAGTTAGTCGCAGCATATGAGAAGGATGACTTCTACGCGAAGTATTACTTCAAGACATGCTCAAACTGTAGTTTCTACGGCATATGTGAGAAAGCACAAGAAGAGAGTTGGATGTAATGAATTTGAAGCAATATATAATGAATGAACTGAAGAAGAAAGAATGGACCTTTGAAGAGATATCCAATGTTCAGACCACGATAAACATAATGTCGCATAAGGCGTATGACCATATGACTCCTAAAGACAAGTTGGATATGGTGTGGAATGAGATAGGCGAGGACTTTCAGAAAAAGGTTCTAATGAAAATAAAAGCAGAGATAGCAGATACGATAAAGACAGAGTTGTCAACTGCTACAGTGAGATTTGGAGGTAATGAAAATGATGTATCCGAAGGAAGTTTGGGCGGGGAGCCACCTGCCACAAGCAAGACAGATGAAAAGAAGGATAGTAAAAAACAGAAGAGAACTGATTGATTTCATAAATACATATAACGGTTTGATGAACTGTTATTTCACTATCTATGATTTCGAGAGGTTCAATGATAATATCAAGATTGATTCCTCTATCATACTAGACAGGGCTTTCTTGGACTTCGATGCTCATGGTGA